TTCAGCCGGGCGTCTCCGATTGGTGCTGCTGGGCGTGGGTCTTGCTTTGTCTCAAAGGTGAGAAACTTCCCGACACATGGCAGAAGTGGGTCGCCGAGAATCCAGACATGGAGATCATTCCTGTAGTAGATGAGACAAACCCAAACCCTACGGACGCGGCTACCGACGGCAACTAGCCGAGCTGGTAGTCGCGACGGGATGGGCTCCGCAGTTTTACTCTGACACCTTTGATGCTCGAGATCTCACTACGATTATTAAAGTCCTAGAGAAACAAAACAAAAGAAGGTCGTAATGGCGGAGGGGATTGAAACTCGCATAGAGGTCTACGGTCTCAAAGAAGCATTAAAAGAATTGAATAAAATAGACAAGTCTCTTCGGCGCGAGATTACCAAAGATTACAAAAGGATTACAGCTGGACTTGTCTCTGACATTGAATCCGCTATACCCCTAAATTACCCTCTGTCCGGGTGGCAAAGACGCTGGACTCTTCGAGGATCCTACGAAGTGTTCCCTTGGCCTACCGAGCACAAAGTCAAAGCGTACATAAACACAAAACCGCCCAAAGAGTTCCGGTCAAACACGGTGAACCTTACGACCTTTGCAGTTAAGTGGATTGGCGCGGCAGCTTCATTCTTTGACTTCTCTACAAGTAACGCTATGGGGCAACACTTAACAGCCAAGTACGGAGACGCCTCGAGAGTAGTATGGCGTCAATATGAATCCCACAAAAACGAACTTGATACTGCTATGACTGAATTAGTCGATCGCGTGGGCGCAGCTACAAGTCGGAACCTAGAAGCGAAATAATCATGGCTGTAATCCTCCCAATTATTTCAGAATTCAATGCGAAGGGAACTCAGAAAGCTTTAAAGGAATTCCAGTCGCTTGAAGGCGCGTCCGCAAAAGCGTCATTCGCCATGAAGAAAGCAGCTCTTCCAGCCGCAGCCGCTATTGCAGGAATCGGAATTGCTTTAGTCGGTGCTACGAAGGCGGCGATGGAAGACCAAGCCGAACAGGTGCAACTTGCGCTCGCCTTGCAAAATGTCACTGGGGCTACAGAAGCACAAGTCAAAGCGTCCGAAGACATGATCTCAAAAATGAGTCTTGCGTCAGGCGTCGCGGACAGTGAGCTTCGTCCGGCACTGGCATCACTTGTCCGAGGAACTAAAGACATTGAAGAAGCGAACCGCGCCCTAGCACTTGCACAAGACATCTCTGCGGGATCAGGTAAAGATCTTGCGACCGTCTCCGATGCGCTTGCCAAGGCTTACGGCGGAAACATGAAAGGACTTGCAGCACTTAGCCCAGAGATTAAAGCGATGATTAAAGACGGTGCATCTTTGGAAGATGTAATGAATGTCCTTGGCGGATCATTCGGTGGAGCATCAGACGCCGCCGCCGCCACCGCCGAAGGCGGAATGAAGCGTCTTGGAATAGCACTAGCAGAAACAAAAGAATCAATCGGTGCAGCACTGCTCCCAGTAGTCGAAGCCATCATCCCAGTCTTACTCAAGTTCGCAGGATGGGCACAAGACAACACCAAAACGCTTCTCATTATCGCAGGCGCAATCGCTGGAGTCTCGGCAGCGGTCTTACTCTTTAACACCGCAGTAGGAATTGCCACTCTTGTCAATACTTTATTCGCGCTAAGTCTGACAGCCGCCCAACTTGCGATGGTCGGATTCATCACGCTCGGAATTGCTCTAGTAATTGCTGCACTTGTCGCGCTCTACTTCAAGTTTGACATCGTCCGAAAGATCGTAGACACAGTCTTTAACGCGATGCTTGCAGGCGGTAAAGCAGTCTTTGAAGGACTTACTACCTACTTCACAGGCGTCTTCAATATCTACAAATCACTCTTTAATGGCATCGCAAAACTTTGGAATAGCACAGTCGGCAAGCTCTCTTTCAGCATCCCTTCGTGGGTGCCGGGTCTCGGTGGCAAAGGCTTCTCCGTTCCTAACATTCCTTATCTGGCAGACGGTGGAATCGTGACAGGGCCAACGCTTGCGATGATCGGTGAGCGCGGCCCTGAAGCGGTCATCCCACTATCTGGACGCGGTGGCGGAATGGGCAACTACACGATCAATATCACTGGCGGTCTTGGCTCAAGCGCGGAGATCGGAACTGCGGTCGTGAACGCTATTCGAGCGTTTAATAGGCAGAATGGCCCAGCGAACATACAGGTCGCCTAATGGCAGGCGTAGCGGTAGTCGGATCGGGTAACTACTCCCTAGAGATTGACACGGGCTACATGTGGGACGCCTTCACACTGGACGACGATCTTAAAGGCGAACTAGATAACACTGAATATGTGTTGGATGGCGTAAGCCAATACGCCGAAGTCATGGATGGCACGATCGCACTCACAGCGAAACGCGGACGCGCTAACACGGGCGACCAATTTGGTTATGGGACAATGAATTTTACTTTGAACGACACTTTTGCGGACGGAGTCTTTAACCCATTCGACACGACTTCGCCCTATTTTGATCCAGCCAACGATCAGCCCGGACTAGCACCGCTTCGCCAAGTCCGCTTCTCTCGATATGACTCGCTCAATGTAAAGAAGTATTTGTGGGTGGGCTACATCGTGAATTACGACTACACCTTCACGCTTGGCGGCCTTGACACAGTCTCCGTGAATTGCGCGGACTTCTCCTACCAGCTCGGACAGACCTTTCTTGCCGAATGGAATGTCACAGAGCAGCTTTCAAGCGAGCGTTTTGATGACCTGCTAGATCTCCCAGAAGTGGCTTACACGGGCACACGGAGCATTGAGACAGGCGTGGCGACCCTTGGCGGAGCAGCTGCCTACACAGTCCCGAACGGAACATCGGTCGCAGGTTACGCCAACAAAATTAACGAAGCGGAGCAAGGCCGAATCTTTGTAGATCGAGAAGGAACTATTACTTTTCAGAAGCGTCTAGGAACGACGCTCGGGATCCCTGTTGCCGAATTTCATGATGACGGAACCGAGATCGGCTACTCGGCTATTGACATCTCTTTCCAAGCGGACACAGTGGTCAATCGTGCGTCCGTTCAACACGCTGGAGCATCATCGCCAGAAGTCGCCGAAGACCTAGTCAGCCAAGCCGCTTACCTTGTGCAGACACAATCCATCACCGACTCGCTAGTTCACAATGACGCCGCAGCTCTCACACTTGCTCAATACCTCATCAGTCCAGATCCCGAAGCGCGCTTCAACTTTTTAGGCACCGAGTTCCCCGGCACAGCCGCACTAGACCAAGACGCTTTAGCGATCCTTGATGTAGGCGATCTCATCAATATCCAAAAGTCAATCACTACCTCGGCAGGCCCAACCCAGTTCGCACAAGATCTCACGATTGAAGGACTTGAGCACCGACTCACTTTGTCGGCTGGGCACGCTGTCACCTACTTCACCTCGCCAACAACCATTGTCTATGAGCTGATCTTAGATGACATTGTGTATGGCACACTTGACGAAGAAAATGTCTTAGGATAGAAACATGGCTAACGAGCAGACCACCGTTCCCTTATTCGTAGCTGCGGAAGTTTTGACCGCTACCGACATGAACCTAAGCGCGGGAACTGGCACGCCAGTGTTCCTAAATAGCACGACTCGAGATGCAGGATTTGGAGGTGCAGGAGAGAAGGTGCTTGCAGAGGGCCAGCTTTGTTACCTGTCTAGTACGAATGTGGTGCAGTATTACGATGGCGCGGCGTGGGCTACTGTCGGGCCGTCTACGGCTGGTCTTGTTTGTGTTAAAGCGGAAACCGTGTTTACTACTTCGGCGGCTGTCAATGTGGATAGTGTTTTTACTAGCACTTACACAAATTATTTAGTGCACTTTTCTTTAGCGTCAAGCGCTACTAACGACATTGGTTATTATGCCCGTTTGCGGGCATCTGGCACAGACACTTCATCAAGTAATTATTTTTATGGTTTAACCGGTGCAACTCAAGCGGCTGGCGCTGTCACTGGTGGCGGTGCTACTCAAACTTCTTTTAACTTAGGCGATATTGGAAGTGTTTTTCATTTATCACAATTAACTTTTGGTTCACCACAAGTTGCCGCTAGAACAACTTTATATGCGTCATCTATAGAAGCCGCAACGAACGGAACTAGCAACAGAGGCATACAAACTTTTGGCGGGTTTTTAGATGTTGCAACGCAATATGACGGATTTACTTTGTATCCATCATCAGGCACAATTACGGGTTCTTATATAGTTTACGGTTACAGCAAGGCGGTATAACAATGCTAATCAACGACAACGGAACAGACCGTGAAGCGACCGAAACCGAACTTGCCTACTACGCACAATGGTCAAAAGATGTAGAAAAGTTAAGAAAAGAACAGGCCAAAGCACAAGCCGACAAAGCCACAGCAAAACAGGCCGTACTTGACAGGCTAGGAATAACAGCCGATGAAGCCGCGCTACTACTTGGCTAGTGTGATGCTTGCACTTGCCCTGACCGCTTGCGAAACAACACGAACGAACGCGCCAACCAAAGTACGCAACAGCACACTCACACGCTGCTCAACTATTACTCAATGCGAAAGGGTCTCTAATGGCTAGGGAAAAAGCAGAAATAGAAATACTGCATGCGCGCATGATCGTCTTCGTGGGCTGCACCATCGCAGTCACCTTTGCAATCACTGTCATAGGATTCGTCTTCGGGCTCCTCTGGGTGACACAGCCTCTCGAGCAATCGCCCAATGACGCGCAATTCATAGATCTCTTGTCCACGCTGACCGTGTTTATGACTGGCACGCTCTCGGGACTTGTCGCCGCTAACGGCCTTAAAAGAAAGCCTGCCGATGGCAGTCCTACCAGCACTCCCTAACATCCCGAACTCCAGACCGTACACAGGGAACTCGGACGGAGCCGCAGCTGGCCCGCGCGCAGGAATCAACGAATGGATTCGACAGGCGATCAAATACGGCAACGGAGCATTCTGGAATAACGGAAGCTGGGGAATCCGAAACATGCGCGGATCCGAAAATCTGTCAGTGCATGCCACAGGGCGCGCAGTAGATCTTTCATATCGCAAATCAGAAAAACATCCGAACGCGAGTCGCAAAGGATCAGTCGCCTTTCTAAACATTGTGACCGCTAACGCGAACGCTCTTGGACTTGAATGCGTACTTGATTACATCGCCCCATTCGGGCGCGGCTGGAGATGCGACCGACAGAAGTGGCAAAAATACACCAAAGAAACTATTCACGGCGTACCAGGCGATTGGCTTCACTTTGAGATCTCGCCTGCTATGGCAGACTCTCCAGCCCTTGTAAAGCAAGCCTTTCAGAGAGTGTTCGCCGAAATCCCCCAATAGCGAACACTGATCCTCTATGGTCGAAGTACCGACGATAGGAGTAAAAACATGACCGAAACGAAAGTCTTCATCTACGAAGTAGGTCGGTGCAACCTTGACAACGGACAAGAAATTCTTGTCCAGATCTTTCGCCATGAAGACACACACAAAATCATCCGCGCACAGATCGCCTTCCGAACTTTGGCAGGCGACAGCTGGGGCGTGCCTACAGAATTGGACTTTGAGAAATGAGCTATTTAACGATCAAAATTTTCGCATGGGTAACTTTAGGACTTTGCCCTTTTGTGTTCCTCTGGGACGCTTCTAAGCCGCCTGAAGGCATGTCTAGAGTCAGTGCCGAGACCGCCTATGCGACCATCCCGCTAGGGACACTGCCAGTCGTAGTTACACCCCCCGTCACTACGCCAGCTACAGCTTGCGCGCAAGCTCTTAACCTTGCTTTGAGTGTGGGATGGCCTGCGACCGAGACACCTACTTTGATGCGCGTCCTCAAGCGTGAGTCAAATTGCACTGCGAGCGCATTCAATCCTCGAGACACCGCTGGCGGCTCCTATGGGTATATGCAGATCAACGGATTCTGGTGCACCCCTTCGGCATACTGGCCTCAAGGATGGTTACAAGCGAAAGGTATCTTGACAGTGTGCGACGAACTATTTGACCCAAAGATAAACCTCACCGCAGCTCTCGCAGTGTGGCATAATTCTAATTGGACACCTTGGAACCTTCCGAAGTGACCGAAGAGCCCTATCCCGAAACTGGCATTACAGAGGAGACCCGACAGATGTATCCCGAAAACTATTCCGACAAATACAACAAAGTCTTTAAAGAGTTCGTAGACGACATTATGAAACCGCCGCGTCCGATAGATCGTCTCGAAGATCATTCAATTCTTCTGGACGAATTGACGATCATGTACGACGCACACATGACGATCGGCGGAGAACAAAACCGATTCAATGCAAGCGTGATTCGAGCCGCAATCAATGTGATTATCTCATGCACAAAATAACTTGCAAGAAGTGTGGACTTGAGATGACTGGCACCGTCTACAGCACCAACACTTCCAAGATCCTTTGGATGCACCCGGGCTTCAAGGCATGCAAGAAAGTGAAGCCGATCCGATGAGCGACCTACAACTCTTTGCACCGACACGCGGACTTGGCGCATACCGAGAAGAATGTGCAATAGATCGAAACACCGTCATCATCTCACCCAGCGCAAAACCGACATCAGTAATCGCAGCTCTTCGCGCATTACCGAAGTCCGGCTCAAAGCGAAGGCGCGTCTACGAATATCTTAAGCAGACAGGCGGCGCGACAGATGAAGAGATCGAGCGCGCACTCGGCATCTCTGGCAACACGGTCAGACCGACACGCGGCTCCCTAGTCAAAGACAAGTTTGTCTACGCCACAGAGCTAGAGCGTCCAACGATTGCGGGCAACATGGCAATCGTATGGAAGGCGCGCTAATGGCACACTTTGACCTATCGCTCTATGAGACCGTCGCACAGCGTCTAGAACGCTTTTGGACTGCCTACCCTCACGGACAAATTGTAACGACCATGATGCACTACGACGCTTCGACGGTGATCTTTCGATGCGAATGCTTTGATAACGATGGACGCATGATCTCGCATGGCTGGGCAGAAGAAGTCAT